GAGATGTATTCCTCCAGCGTGGACGTGATGCTGCAGAACTGACCATCCCTACTCTCCTGCCACCTGATGGACATAGTGGAAGTACAACGTATGCAACCCCCTATCAAGGGGTAGGAGCAAGAGGCACAAACAACCTAGCCTCTAAGCTCCTCCTTACACTGTTACCTCCAAACAGTCCTTTCTTTAGACTGACCATTGATGACTTTGACCTTGCTGAACTAGCAGGCTCTGATGCTCGTGGTGCTGTTGAAGAAGCTTTGTCTCGTATTGAACGAGCAGGTATGCAGGAGATAGAAGCCAAAGCAATGCGTGTGCCTGTGTTTGAAGCACTCAAACAACTTATCGTTACAGGTAACGCCTTACTCTACATGCCCAAAGAAGGTGGTATGAAGATATTCAAGCTTGACCGTTATGTTGTTAAGCGTGATTCGATGGGTAATGTTTTGGAAATCTTGACGAAGGAAAGTGTTAACGCACTTATGCTTCCTCAAGAAATTCGTGAGGTTATTGAAACCTCCGATACAGAAATGAAAAACCTTGAGCTTTATACTCACACCACTCGTGTTAATAAAGGTTGGGAAGTTTACCAAGAAGTACAAGGAATAGAAATTGCAGGCACTCGTGGTAAATTTAAAGAAGAAGAATGTCCCTTCCTCCCACTACGCTTTACTCGTGTAGATGGCGAAGATTATGGAAGAGGATATGTTGAAGAATACATTGGTGACTTGAGAAGCCTTGAGGCTTTGACAAAGGCTATCGTTGAGGGGGCTGCGGCCTCATCTAAGATATTGTTCCTTGTCAAACCAAACGGTACAACCAAGACCAGAACCCTAGCGGAAAGCCCTAATGGTGCTATCGTTAGTGGTGATGCTGCTGATGTATCTACGTTGCAAGTGCAAAAAGCATCTGACTTTAGGGTTGCTTTAGAAACAATGCGTACTATCAACGAAAGAATATCTTACGCCTTCCTTATGAACAGTAGCGTACAGCGTCAAGCTGAGCGTGTGACTGCAGAAGAAGTAAGGTTTATGGCACAGGAGTTGGAGTCTGCCCTTGGTGGTGTGTACTCAATCCTATCTCAAGAACTACAGATGCCCTTGATTAAGACTATCATGGCTACCCTAGAACGCTCAGGTAAAATGCCTAAGCTACCAAAAGGTGCAGTCAAGCCTACGATTGTCACAGGCATTGAAGCCTTGGGTAGAGGCCAAGACCTCAACAAACTTGCTACATTCCTGCAATATTTACAGCCTTTAGGGGCGCAGGTAATTGCATCTGAAATGAATATCTCAGATTACATTGACCGATTGGGAGCCAGTCTGGGGATTGATACCAATGGTCTGATTAAGTCTGAGGAGCAGAAGGCACAAGAACAAGCCCAAGCAATGGAAATGCAACAGCAGCAACAACAGATGCAAATGATGCAACAGATGGCTGTCAAAGGCACGCCTGAGATGATTAAGCAAGGCGCGGCTCAAATGCCAGCGGGAGAAGAACAATGATAGGACTACTTGCACAAGCTGCTCGTATTGTAGGAATGGCCGCAGCTAAAAAACTAATGAAGAGTGGCGGTGTAAAAGCCTTACGAAATCTTCTCAGCCGAAACGCTGGGCAAAAGAAAATTGAGAAAGCTGCTAAAGCCACAGGTGAATATAAAAAAGGCAGGGCAAAAGGCGCGGCGGCTGGGGCTGCTATAGCCACTGCTGCAACTGCGGCTACTAAGAAAACAGGTGATACTAAACCTGCTAAGGCAGCACCTCCCAAGACCAGTAAAGACGGACGAACTAACCCAAAAGACTACCCTACTTATAAATCACCTACCAAATCTGCAGCGTCTTTTAGGACAGCATTTGCAGCAGCTAGGAAAGCAGGGAAGAAAACTTTTACTTGGGAAGGGCGTAAGTATACCACTGAAAAGAAATAGGTAAACATGGCAGACAGTTTGAACACACACGATTTAGATGCAGGGTCTGAACCTGCAGAGCATACATTAGCTATGCTTGAAAAAGCAGAACAAATAGAAAAGAACAATAACCCTGAGCGTCCTGATTGGCTCCCTGAGAAGTTTGCTTCTGTTGAAGCGATGGCTCAGGCCTACACTGCCCTTGAGCAGAAGATGGGTAAGCCAGAAGAACAGGATGCTCCGACAGAACCCAACGCACCAGAAACCGAAGGCACTGCCAGCAATAACGCTAACGAGGCAGCAGAGGTTCTGGATAATGCAGGGTTAGACTTTGATGTATTCCAACAAGAATATACTGAGAATGGAGAGCTTAGCCCTGATGCGTACCAAGCATTAGAGGAAGCTGGTTTTCCTCGCAGTCTTGTTGAAACTTATATTCAAGGACAAGAAGCTCTAGCCTCATCTGCCACTAACTCTATGTATGAGATTGCTGGTGGACAAGAAGGTTATAGTCAGATGATGGAGTGGGCTGCAGGAAATTTAGCTCCCTCTGAAATCGAAGCCTATAACGCTACCGTGGATACTGGAGATGAAGGCATCACACGCCTTGCAGTACAGGGTTTGGTAGCGAGGTATCGTTCCGAAGTAGGCACAGAGCCTAACTTAGTTGAAGGCACAACTGGTGCTATTTCGGGCGGGAGATTTGAAAGCGCAGCAGAAGTTACTGCAGCTATGCGTGACCCCAGATACCAAAATGACCCTGCCTACCGACAGAGAGTGGCGCAAATGATGGCACGTTCTTCGGTATTCTAACTGTCTCCATTGGATTGGGGGTCTTTGTACCCCCTCTCCTTTTAAGTACATCTACTGGGTGTATTTAAAAGGGGAAACCCTAACACACAGCCAACATAACAAACGATTACCCCTGACCTGCTGCGGCAGACAATCTTGGCGAAAGGATGTGATGATTGCTGAGTGTACTTTAACTCAACAACATTACTAAGAGGTAATTAAAATGGCATCAGCCGCTTCAAATCCGGCCTATAGCGTAAGCTTTCAAGGCCAAAATAACCTGTCAGGTGACGTGCGAGACTTGTTTCTCAAGCTTTACGCTGGCGAGGTTCTCACTGCTTTTGAAGAAAAGAAAATCATTTCTGATAAAGTCCGTACTCGTACAATCTCAAAAGGTAAGTCTGCTTCATTCCCAATGACAGGCCGTGCCACTGCCGAATACCTAACACCAGGAAACGAAATCACTGGTGGGTCTATTCGTGCAGGTGAGCGTATCGTAACTATTGATGACTTGCTCATCTCTAGCCAGTTCATTGCAAACATTGATGAAGCTATCAATCACTACGATGTACGTTCAATCTACTCAAAGGAAGCTGGTATTGCACTAGCTAACGAAGCTGACCGAAACGTAGCTCGTATGCTCGTTAAAGCTGCTTTGTCTACCAATGCTACTCGTGCTGCTGGTCTTGTCCAAGACTATAAAGCTTTTGGTGAAGAAGACTTTACCGATAACGTAACCATTGGTACTACGAATGCCCACGACATTGATGCTTCTTTTCTTGCTCAGGCAATCTTCAATGCTCGTAAAGAGATGGAGAAGAAGAACGTACCAATGGATGGTGCATGTGTTCTCCTTCCACCTGACCAGTACTACGCATTGTTAGATGTTACTGATGGCAACAAGCTTGTGTACATGAACCGCGACTTCGGTGGCAATGGTTCTATCGCAGCCGCTAATGTTCCAAACATTGCTGGTATGCCTGTGTACATGTCAAACCATGCTGACGTTACTAACTTGTATCATGCTGACGCATTTACAACAAGCAACGCCAACGAAGGTAAGACTATTGACAACGCTCCGCTTGCAAACACTGCAGGCTCAGGACGTGCAACAGCCTACGACTTACCTACTGCTGCCGTAGATGGCGCAGATATTGTAGCACTCGCTGCAAAAATCCGTGGTTTCGTCTTCACTCCAGACGCAGTAGCTACTGTTAAGCTGCTCGATTTGGGCATGGAGTCTGAGTACCAGATTAACCGTCAAGGCACTTTGATGGTTGCTAAGTATGCGATGGGACACAACGTCCTTCGCCCTGCTTCTGCAATCGCTCTCTTAGAGGCCTAAGTTTAACGGAGGGGGAGCTTAACGGCTCCTCCTTTTCTTTTAAGGATATAAATATGGCTATAATGCGCGGAGGCCACAACTTCTCAGCATTGCGTGTTCCTATTAGGACACCCAATCACAAAACCAAATCACACGCTGTACTTATAGGCACAATTAAAAAACCTGAGCTTAAAAGATTTGGGGAACAAGGTGCGAAGACGAACCAAAGTGAGTCCCAACGTGAGCGTTTTAAAAACAGACATCAGAAAAATATAAGCCGTGGTGAGCAAAGTGCTGCTTATTGGGCAAACAAAGTTAAATGGAAAAAGAAAGCATAGGAGGTTAGCATGGCGCAGACAACCAAGCTAGAAGCAGTCAACACAATGCTATCGGCTATCGGAGAAGCTCCTGTTACTGCATTGAACTTAGGTCTAGTCGAAGCTGACATTGCTGAAACCATCCTAGAGTCTGTCAGTAAAGAGGTGCAGTCACAAGGCTACTCCTTTAACAGACAGCTATCCGTAGTCTTCAATCCAGATACTAATAATAATATTATATTACCTGCTGATATTTTAAGAGCAGACAGCACTCAGAAAACAGGCAACCTAGACCTAGTACAACGTGGTCTAAAAATGTTTGATAGGGTGAACAATACCTTTAACATTACTGGCACAGTCCATCTTGATATTGTGACCCAACTAGATTTCCTAGACCTTCCCGAAGTAGTCAAGCGTTACATCACCATTAGAGCAGGGCGTATATTTCTTGACCGTGTTGTCGGTTCAGCAACCCTACATGGTTTCTCAGAAAAAGACGAAGAACGTTCCTTATCCGAAATAAGGGATATGGAGGGTGAAGGACAAGATTTTAATATCTTCAACAGCTTTGACACCTTCAGTATTATTAACAGGGTAGCCCAGAGGACTGTCACATGACACTAATTAGTACGTCCATTCCCAACCTTATTAACGGTGTATCTCAGCAGCCCCCTTCTATAAGATTGGTGACACAGGCAGAGAAACAAGAGAATGGATTGTCTAGTGTCGTAGATGGATTAGTAAAAAGACCCCCAACAGAACACAGAAACTTTTTTATTACTGGGCTGACCGCCCAACAGCAGACTGACTTTGACAAAGCTTTCATCCACCCAATTAGAAATTCTGATAATTCGTTGCATTTTCTGACGATTCAGAAGGATGGAACAGCTACTATTACAGATAGTACTGGCACTGTTAAGTCGCTAACAAATAATGGGTCTGCATATATATCAGGACTCACTGACCCCTCAACAGAGCTTACAGCTACAACAGTGGCTGACTTTACATTCTTGGTAAACAAGACAAAGACTGTGGCTAAAACAGCAGCAACATCACCTGTCAGAAATCCAGAAGCTCTCGTGTATGTAGCTAAAGCTGATTACAGCGTTACCTACACTTTAACTATTGTTAAAGGAGGTGTCACTTACACACGTTCAATATCTACTATGGCATCTGTACAAAGCAGTACTGCTGGCTCAGTAAATGCTGAGAAGTCAATTCAAACAGACAGAATAGCATCTAACCTTAGATATGACACAACTACTGAGTCTACTTATTATGGTAGCACAGCAGGCGCAACAATCGCTGGTTTGAATTTTACTCTATATGGGAACGTAATTCATATTCACGGTAGTTCTGCCTCAGACACATTTACCGTGTCTGTGACTGACAGTAGAGGTGGTGAACACCTAAGAGCCTTTAAGGGTGAGACTCCTGATTTTAAGAAATTACCTACATCTGCACCAAATGATTTTGTCATCTTAGTATCTGGTGACAATCAAAAAGGGCAAGATGACTTCTATGTTAAGTTTACAACTAACTTAACAAACGGACAATCAGTCTGGAAGGAGACAATTGCTCCAGGTGTAAACACAACTATAGACCCTGCCACAATGCCTCATACTATTACTTATGATGGTACAGCCTATACTTTTGGTACAAAGACATACAGTGATAGAAAAGTTGGTGATGACAATACAAACGCATTTCCCTCTTTTATTGGGGAAAAACTGAACGATGTATTCTTTCATAGAAACAGACTTGGGTTCTTGGCTGATGAAAATGTTATCTTTAGTGAAGCCGGAGAGTACTTTAATTTCTTCAACAAAACTGTACTAACTCTTGTAGATAGTGCGCCTATTGATGTGGCAGTATCAAACAATCAAGTTTCTATCCTGCGACACGCTGTTCCTTTCAATGAAAGCTTAATACTTTATTCAGACTTCTCTCAATTCAAACTGTCGGCTGAGCAATTACTCACCCCTGAGACAGTTACTATTGATGTGACAACTCGCTTTGAAGCAAGTCTGGAGGCAAAGCCTAAAGGTGCAGGTAGGTATGTTTACTTCCCTACCAAGACAGGCTCGTTCTCAGGACTCCGTGAGTACTATGTAGACGTAAACACAGAGACAAATGATGCCTCAGAGGTAACCGCACACATTCCAAGTTACATTGATGGAACGGTCAAGTCTATTGCTGCATCCACCAATGAAGATATGGTAATGTTAATTACTGATGCTGACCCAACTGTAGTTTATCCTTACAAATTTTATTACCAAGGGAATGAAAAACTACAGTCTGCGTGGTCTAAATGGAGGTTCTCCGGCAAAGTCAGGTTCATGGAATTTGACCAAGCAGATGTATTCTTTGTTACACAGTATGATGACAAGGTTGCGTTAGAGCGTATGAATCTGTCTACAGACGATGCGTTGAATGATACTACATTTCCTGTCTTGCTTGATAGGCGTGTTAAATTAACAGGTTCTGATACACTACCATATACAGATGCTACAGCTATCTACGTTACATCAGCAGGTTCAATCTTAACAGCAGCACAAGCCCTCACCCATCAATCAGGCGGTGGCACGGTTTACGCTGGTGTGCCTTACAATTTTATCTATCGCTTTTCACAACAAGTGTTTCGTAATGGGAATAAACCAATCACCACTGGCAGGTTTCAGTTAAAAAACATGGCAGTAGTTTACGCTAACACAGGGTTCTTTAATGTCGAAGTTGTTCCACACAAAACATTACCTGTTGCTTCAAGAAAAACTTACACCCGAAGTTTTACAGGTAGAGTTATTGGTAGCGGTACAAACATTATAGGTAGTGTGCCTCTTGATACTGGTACATACCGCTTTGGTTTAGTTGCTAACGCACAGAACGCTCAAATCGAACTACAAAGTAATAGCCATCTCCCCTGCTCGTTTCAGAGTGCAGAGGTGGAAGCTGAGTTCGTATTAAGGTCACAGAGGATGTAAATGCAACCACATTTTAGACCCTACAAGGACTCTGACTTTGCTGAAATAGCCAACAATATGTGTGAGGCAGATAGACTAGAGATTAGTCTGTCTCACGGCTACACAGCGCATGAAGCGTTAGTCAGAGCCTGTAGCAACTCTGTTGAGGCAAACACTATGGTTGGCTCTCAGGGCGAACTACTAGGCATGTTTGGGCTTTGTTATGTCGATGACCTAGTGGGTAGTCCTTGGATGCTATCAACTGGCAAGCTTGCGGATTATTACGTCAAGTTCCTACGCCAAAGTAGGCAATGGGTTATTGATGCTAATAAGAAACGAGGCGTTCTTTTTAATTACGTCCATGCTGAAAATAAAAATGCAATCAAATGGCTTGGGTTTCTGGGCTTTAGTTTTATTCGGAAGCTCAACTACGGAGTGGGCAATGCCCCCTTCTAT